ATAGGCTGTTATGTCCACATTGTAAACATTAGATAACTGAACCCACGGATCTCCTCCTTTCTCTAGATACCTACTCTCTCTTAAATAGGGCTGGTCTGTCTTGGAAAAATTTGCCTCTTTGAGGATGCCCCTATCTTCTCCAAAGCCAAAATGATGTATATTCAATATCTTTCTGTTATATGCGCGACGAGAATCGATCCCGGAATGCTGCATCGCTCTACGGGTGAACGGTCCCTTTCCACCGCTGTCAACAAATATACACATATAATGATACATATCAGACGATGTTCCCCGAGAATTCATGAGAGCGAGCGGGTTGTCCTCAGTAAACGCCGAGAAGACAAGATCGTATCCGCGCAAGCCCTGAGCAAACGAAGCGGCAACTAATGGATCCTCGCGGTCCTCACCGGCAGACGGGAGGCTAACGAAAGCACTTTTGAACACTTGTTTCTTCCCTGGCTTTAAGCTGTAATACTGCCCGTTGAGCGCACCGAACAACAAATCCCTCATCACATCTCTGATGAACTGTAAAAGTGGATATTTTTCTCTTCTCGGCTGTATAACCTTCTTGTTCCAGAAACTACGAAACGTGTCCCACGATATCGGTATATTGCTAATTGGATACAGACCTTCGCCAAAAAAGCAAGAACCCACAATCAACTTCAGCCTTTCTAGATCCTCCGTTGTCACGCCTTCCTGATCTTCTGTGCCCGTGATAGCTTCGCCCACAACGTAATCAAGCAGGTCTCCAAAAAGAAAATATGTTATAGTGACTCCGTGGAGTCCGCTGTCGCCCAGCTTGGTCTCTTTTGGAGTTTCTTTAAGTTCCTCCCACGCCTGTTTCCTCCCATCGGGGGCGGTGTCTCCGGTGTCTTTTGCCAGTTGGCTCATTGAGGCGTCTATGTTATTCACGATATCTCCATCGACCTCTTCTTGACCCGTTCCCCCACTGTGAGCGCCGGGGTCGTATGGATCTCGGGTACCGCGACCACTTTTGCCAAACTCGGCGGGAACCGCTGGCGAATTCGCCCAAGCGTTGAGCGTACTGGCTTCCACCCATTCAGAATATAAACGTTCCTTCCCAACCATATAATTTCCTATTTTTGCGTATCTTGCCCCTCGAATGTTATCCATTAGTCGGGCTAACCGACCTCGAAGGAACTCCTCCGCCTCTTTGTCACAAGAATATATGGCACTCTTCAAGTCTTTCTTTATCTGGGTAACTATTTCTGTTATAGATCCCTCAAAGATTTTACTCATGCCAGAATCACTAAGCCAGTCTTCGGTGGTGGTGTAGGGATTATCGGTGTTAAGCTTGTCCAGCCTCAGAATATCCAACTGAGGGGATTCCAGAATCGCTCCCAGTCTTGCCCTATAATTAAGCTCAAGTGTAAATGTCCCATCCTGCCCAAAATCAAATTCATGATCTATAAGTGTCAAAAAGAATGCTTGGCTACTTTCCTCGATAGCCTCCTTCTGCTTTGATGTCAGTGTAGACAGACCTGGCGGGACAGCCCACCCAACGACTACTTTTATTTCGTACTCGATAGGTCCGAGGTATTGATCTTTGTCGGGGGGAGAACTGAGGTTGCCTACCACATCTCGGTATTCTTTAGCCTCTTGGGTCAGCACGCCGCCGGTAAGCTGGTATTCAGCGCCACTGGGAGGGTCTGGGGGGGGCGGGTCGACTTCCCCGTCTATAAGTTTTCTTGATCTGCTAAATAAATCCACAAAAGCGTATGTGGTGTTATCAGGAGCCGTCCTTGGTCTCAAGAGTTCAGAAAAATTTTGGAAATAAAGAGTTAATTTTGCTTCAATATCGTTACGAACCGTAGCTGGGTTGGAGCCTACATATCTATATTGAAAGTTCTTGATTCCCAAGCCCTGATCGGTGGTATCGCTAAGAATATCGGGATTGATCTTGTCCGGCACTTCGAACTCAATTTCTGTGGTGGGCTGACCGTCCTTATAGATCTGTTTAAAGATTCTTATCTGGGGGACTAATTGCCCCATCTGATCCGGGGTTAACTCCATGAAATCAAAAGCGCCCTTGACGTAAGTCAATTTATTCAGGAATCCCATATCGCCATACTCTGGGGTCTCTGCGTTGAGAATTGATAGTATGAGGTTCTTCGGTATATATGGAACCATATTTTTCTCGTACAAATATGGATATATCTTCAGAAGAAAAGCCTGCTCAAGAGCAAGCTGGGCTGACGCACTTGATTCGTTATATGTATTGGCACTGGGCTGCCCTGACATCTTTTATACCCCCATGAATTCTAATACACGCTCTAGCGGTTTTGGAATTCTGATTGTATCGCCCACCTTTACAAGTGCATCTGTTGGCTTTCTGTTATACCACGCCAAAACCCACCAATAACGTGGATTACCATAATAGGCTTGTGCCAGCTTTTGGTATGAGTCGCTAATTTTCCAGATGTATTTTTCTCTGTTTAACTGGGAGCGCATCTCTGGAGTTATTGTTCGAAAACGTGGGGTTGTGTACTGAAGGATTCCTTTGACGCCTCTTTCTTCGAAAGCGTTTTCATAGAGTTCTTCATTGTTCCTACGTCGTCCTCTTCTTTGGTATCTATCTGGCATTATTTACCCTCCACCACGGCATCGGCATCGGCATCTGCGTCGGGATCATCATCACCGCCCACAAATCTGTTAACAGCAAGGTCGCGTGCCCCTCCACCAGAACCAAGAATGTTTGCCAACTTGGAATCGTCGCCAAACGCACCGCCTCCAGTAATGATCTCGTCATCCGGGTCTCCGCTCGGAATTTGATACGGGAAAAAAGCCTCGTTGTGGTTGTCTATCCACTCCTTGCCTGTGCTCCATCCAAGACTGCGCTCATGCAGAACAGTGAAATCACAACTCAATTTTATAACTTTGGGCGCGATAGCTGGGTCACTTAGAGCCCCGACATATTTCATCCAAGCGTTGTCGGTCGCCTGGATCGCCGCTCCGCCGCCGCCGGATGTGCCATCAAAAAACCCAGCATCCATATCAGGAGTAAAAGTGATACCACCCAGATATCCCAAGAGACCATTTTCCCGGAGAGAGGGTCCTCGGCTTTTTGCGATTAAATTGGCGAACTTCATTCTGATAATAGGAGCCTGTGAAATAGAATTAGCATTATCGTGTGAATTATAAACTGGATATAAGAATTTTATCAAACCTTGGCATTTTACCAAATTTATGTACCCTGCCGAATATGAATCAGCAGGGATCTCCCAGCTAACACTAATTTTTCTCCCAGTCCTCTGAAAAGTTGGAATTGGGTCCATTCTGCCATAGACATTTTCTTCGTTCCACTCTGATGTGAACTGATCGGAATATTCCGTCACAAAAGCCATGAAATAGGTTTCCTTCCCGGTCGGAACATGCCGAAACCCCAATTGGGTTATACTGCCCCGTGAGGCATATTCAATGGCTGGGTCAGAGTATCCCGGTGTTGCTGAAAGTTTGGCTTTTCCTGCGGCTGTTGCCGCTTCAATAGCCCCGCCATCAGATGCGTTAGGATCTTGTGGTGCCCCAAATACATTTTCGAAAAAACCCATTACTATTGCCTCCTTGTAATAATTAGAACGATATATAGTTTTAACTATTGATATTGGTTATTTGAATTTTTGCCAGGGGCTACACTCTTGCCTTGCACATATCGCTTGTCCAACACCTTGAACAGTTTTCTTAAACTGCCGTTTATCTTAACTTCAACTTTGGTTGCAGCGGCGGTGGTTGCAGCACCACCGCCTCCTCCAGCAGCACCCGCCATCGCAGCGACAACGACGCCAGCGGGTGTCATCCCAGCCATAGCGGTAGCAGTCATCGCGGTCGTGTACACAATCATTTTTGGAATACTCAAATTCTCGAATGCTTCGCCGATCATCGCAAAATCTTCAGCAGTTGCCGCCAGAGTACCGATGGATGCTACAAGGAGCGCCATCCCAGCAGCAGCCGCTGCGATACCTATACCTATCAGTGCCACGGCACCACCAACAGCAAGCAGACCGGCGACGGCAGCAGCGCCAAGAGGCTGTGCAAAGAACATCATTGTCCCTATCAGCACTGCAAAACCAGCCGCCAAGGCGACGAGCCCTACGGCTGCATAAAACAGTTGATCACCAGTCAAAAATGAGAAGGAGTATACGAACAAAGCCAGTCCTGCTGCTGCTATTCCAATACCAGCCCCAATCGCCAGAACAGCCAATGCCATGCTCATCAAGCCAGTGCCTGCTGTGGCTGCTGCTGTGCCAACTGTTTTTATTCCGCCGGATGCTGGAACGGCTTCGAGAGCCAAGCTGCCCAAGGTGCCATTAAGGGCTGCCATCTCACCGGTGAGGGCGGTGATGGGAGCCGTCGTGGTGGCAATCGCTTTTGATAACTGCCAGAAAGCCAATTTCCCCATCAGCATAAACCCTGCCAGAGAAATAAAAGCCGCAGCGTTTGGGTGAAATGTGTCATTTAAGAACGAAGCAAGTCCCTGAAGTTTGTCCAACACCGGAATAATAATACCTTCGATAATAGGACTAAAATTGGCTGTGAATGCCAACCTCGTAGCCTCCAGTTCATCAGACAGAGTTTGAGTAAATTTTGTAGCTTCTTTGAGGTCCTCAAGCTGATCAGCGGTTGCGCTTGACGCACTCCCGAGACCATCTAGCTCGCCGCTCATAAGAGCCGCAAGTTGACCAGCATCTTCAAGACCGGCAGCGGAAGCAACTGCTCGGCGCATTGCCGGATTCATGGATTCAAACGATAAGCCTGCATCAAGAACAGCATTTCTAACTTCCTGCATGGCTGCTGCTGGATCTTCCAGGCTAAGGGTGACCATATCGACGGTGTTGAGGAAAGAGCCGCCAAGAAGAGCGTTAAGCTTGCCAACGTGGTCTGCTGCACCCTCGAACGTTGTGAACTTTTCAGTAATACTTAAAAGACCTTGCAACTCAATTCCGGTTTTCTTGGCGACCTCCTTAAGGTCGATGAAAGCATCGACTGCCTGGTCCCCAAAGGATGCGAATTGGGCACCTGCTGACGCGAAATCAGCCGCCATCTCGGCTGGGGCAACACCCATAGCATGTGCGGCTGAAACGAGCCTTCTCGAAGTAGTTTCTGCTTCGCCGGCTGTCATATTAAGACTTGTGGTCATAATATGTAGATTTGCTGCGCTTGTCGACAAATCAATACCCAGATTATCCAATACCAAAGAAGTCTCAGCTAAAGCTTGCTGTTGCGCTGGTACCATATCTGTAAATCTAGAAGTTGTGAGAATAAGCGTCTCGAATGATTCTGCCGCGTCTTCATAAGAAGCACCAGCTTGTGTAGTCGAACGAAACGCACCCATCATAGCGCCGTTGTATTGACCCATCATACCGGTGGCTCTATTGAAGTTTGCTGTAGCTGCCTGCGTAGCCATGCTCATTTCAACGGCTGAGCCAACCCATGCCATCACCCCTTCGGTAGCAAAGCTGAGCATGTTTGTAGCCAACTGGGTGGGGTTGAACATAGCCGCGAAACCGCCTGCTACATCACCAAGCCCGTCTACAAACCCTCCTGCGTTAGCAGAAGCCATGGCAAGCTTGCCGCCGAATGTGTCCATATAATCAACGTTACCGCCGATTATTGGAATCAAGCCCGCTAACTCTTGCCCTAAGTCTTCGCCTGCACTAGCAAACGCCTTCGCCCTGTCTTCAGCTTTCTTGGCAGCCTCTGCATACGCTTCACTCTCTCTACTGAGTTTCCTTATATGTTCGGTGTGCTCTATAATTCCAGCAGTATCATTGAGTTGCTTGGAAAGAGCCAAAGCAGCTTTTGCTGCGTCGAGTTCCGCGTCAATGAACTGGGAAAGCTCCTCGGCGGAACCCGCTGTGCGTTCTCTCAAGCCCTCAACGGCATCGCTTAGTCTTGTGACTGCGGCTGTGGCTTGCTCGGATTCCCTTCTAAGTTTTTCTTCTTTGGTTTCTCTTGGTGCCATTTATAAGTTTCCTATTTAAACGGCCACTTAATGCCGGTCGACCTCTCAAAAGACGAAACAGCCTTTTTGAGCCTCGCTTTGTTCGACGTAACACGAGGGTCGTCGAGACCATGTTTCCTGATAGCCTCGATATACCTCTTCTCGTTGCCGAGTGCTTGAGCGAACGCCTTAATCTCTGTCGGGGTTCCCTTCACGGAGACATAGGGACCAGAAGAGCCTTTCCCTTGACCAAAAGTTCTATTGAGGATAAGCTTGACCCAATTACCAAATGCTGCCAAAAATGATTCGTTAAGCTTTTTCTCTCTTATTTCGGCAAAATCTATAACAAGATTATCCAGTTTATCTTCGTTTAACATTTACAATTGTCTCCCGATTAGACTCTCATGATATAAATAGTCCCTTAACAGAGAAAGGTCGAAGCTTTCGCATCCGACCTTACCTTGGGGGTGGAGGTCTCCCACCACCTTTTCCTTTATCCCTAGCTTTTTCCATCTGTTCTTGTTCAGATTTAAGTTGTTTTTCTAGTCTTTTCAAGAACCAATAGCGAATCTGAACGGGGAGATTGTAAGCCTCGTAGAAGCTCCACCCACCATGATACTTAAGCAGGAAAAACTGCTCATATACGCTCTCTATATATTGTTCACTGAGCCCAAAAAAATTTGGCTGTCAAGGGCACCGCCATTTCGGACCCTACACCGCAGGAAGAACACAAAAACTCTTGTGTTAGGTCAATATTTGGCATAATTTGACGATATGCCTGACGAAGGTATCTCGTGTCTATAGCGGTAGCATTACTTATAAATGATTCCCTATATGCCGAGTCTGTGTTGCCGTTCACCGAGACCACAAGGCGACGTAACTGGTCGGTTGTGGTCGTAGAAGGAAGCTTTTTGGCTTTCCTATTAGCTGCAAGCTGTGTCAGGTACTTTTCGTCAATGCCGTACATCGGGCGCATCTCTACTTGAGCCTTCAAAGCCGGGGTAGTGATAACAAAAGTTCCACCCTCCGTCTTCTCGACATCAAAGTCGCTATGATCTTGCCCATCGTGGATCTTTGCCTTTTCAAGGTCGAAAGAATAGTCCGTTCTAGAGCCACAATTGGGACAATTTACGCCAACTTCATATTCCTTTCCGTATCCACTGATACGGGCAGCAACAATAATAGCATTCTTGTCACCAACGGCAAGCTCTTCAACTTTGACTCTCGGATCAAGAATAACACTCTGGACCATTCTGTCAATCGCAATGCCTTTCTTGAGAAGCGCCTCCGAAGTTAAGATATCCTCTTCTTTTGCCGTCATAAAACGGATTTCTATCTGCTCACGCCCAAAAAGAGGATGACCCTCCGGATAAAGAGTTCCCTTGGAAGGTAACTCCACGAAGGTCGTCGGCGTGGCAAATGCCATTGCCGGATTGGGTGGAGCTTCACTGATCGGAGCGCCGGACACTTGCGTAGTCGGAACGCCTAAGCGATCTCCATTATTTCTAGCCATTCACACCTCTAGTTAAAAAATTGTCTCTGTATCACGTACCCGGCTTGAAGTACGTGTTCGAGTCCATCGTCGCGTTTTCACCGACAATCTCATTTGTAATCGGACCAACCTGGGCACCGTTGGGAACTTCCAGGTAAGCCCAGTCATATCTAATTGAAAGCTCAACCGTCGTCATATCGTCGCTATCGTATGCGAGATCAGAAAATTTAGCTCCTGTCAGGAAAGCGTTCCAAAGAGTCCATGTCTCGATTGGCTGACTCAACGAATCAATTTGCTGGATTTTGAGACCGCCAAGGGCAGAGACCGCAGCAGACTTAGAAGTTGTGGTTCCATAAGCCGCAGCGGTTAAAATAGAGGGATCATAGCCAGACGCTTTAACAATGGCTAAAGTAGAGTTCGCTGCATCGGGAGTAACGGGATCGACTAATGTGACAGTAACTTCGTCCCACTCTGTACGAGTAGGGTAGTAGAAAGTATGATTTAAAAACTTATGCTCGGCAGTGCCGATTTTAAAGCTAGGCTTTGTAACCGCCTTGGCATACCACTGTGCGCCATTCTCCATGGTCCCCAGTGTGACTAAAAATCTATATGCTCTCTTTGGATCTTGCAATGTTGCGTCTGTCCAGAATCCCATTATTAGTTCTCTCCCTTGTATAGTAAATAGTCGGGGTAAATTAAATTACCCCCTTTTTTTAGTCAGCAAACGATGCTCCCGATCTCGCGATGTTGAAGTCGATTGCGATGAACTCAATTGCTCTAGCAGGCTTGAGGAAGATCTTGGCATACAGGATGTTACGATCAATTAAGTCTGGCGTAGTAGTGGTTTCATCCAAGACAACCCTGAACTCTGTGAGACCCATTCTAGCCTTGACACTCGCGAGGAGAGGCTCAGCCTGACCTGTGAAGCGTAGCCAAGTAGCTGGAACATTCTGGTCAAACAGGATGCCCGAAGCAATCCGGGAGATCTCTTTCTTAATAAAGATCATCAGACGGCGGACATTGATACGGTCCAGAGCGGAAGGTGTAACCTGAAGGGTCTTTTGACCGAAGATGACGATTCCTTCGCTTGGGAAAGTAGCAATCGGGTTGATGTTTGCCTCATAAAGCTTATCCCGTTCAACCGAAGTAAGCTTCTCTGTCACCGCGATGACCGGGAGACCAGCAGCACCGCTCTTACTTAAGCCGCCCCTGTTGAAACCAGCAGGTGCGAACCAAACTTCCGATGCACGCTCAGAGCTTGCGAAAGTACCAATCGCTGCAACCGAAGGCGGAGCCCAAAGGAACTGACCCGTAAGACTATCGCGAATCTGGACCCAAGGATAATAGGTACAGCCGTAACTAGAGTTGATATTTCGATCTCTTAGGCTTGTAATACAGCTATCTAAAGATGTTTGAGTAACTCGCGTCTTAAAGTCGTTATAGTTCTCCGTAAAGGGCTGATACACCCCGCGTAAGTCAATAACCCCGATAGCATCGCCACGATCTTCGCAGACATTCAGAACCTTTTCTGTAAGCTGCTCATTCACGATACCGGGAGCACTAAGCATATTCATTTCAACAAACTCAGGATCCGCTACGGTATTAATAGCCTTTTCAACAGTGTTATGCCCGTAGTTATTGATGGCAGTCTGTGTCGTAGTGGCGTTGGTCAAGAAGCCGTCACGAAGAGGGTCTTTCTCTTTAATATCCCAGCCGTCAAAGCCGCCGAATAAAGGCGAGGTGAAACGATTCAAGCCCGAATCAAGAGCAGCCTGATAGGATGCCGAGGTCACCGAATCTCCCACCGTGGTGGTGGCAACGTGACCGTTACGAGAGCCCGATAACCAATATGTCTTTCCGAGATTCCCACCTGGGACAACAAGGTCGTCCAAGGTGAAGATCCAAGAATATTCATTATTTGTCGGCGGACCTGTCAGGGAGCCGAATCTAGCAGATTCGCCCAACGGGAGCCCACGGAGATAATCACGATAGCCACGGTCAAACGAGGTGGAAGTCTTTCCGCTTGTCCAGTAGTGGGTCTGGAGACCCCAGTAAGCTTGTTTGGGCGAAGCGACACCGTGGTCGGAAGCCGAAAGTCGCGTGAGAGTAGATGGGAAGTAGCACGAGGCAGTAAACTGCATCCCGCTTGCCCAAGTACCAGGGGCTGTCTCCAACGGGGCGGCACCAGATACATGTGTCTGAATCATCATGCCCTGTGTCCCGGCTGCGATATAAAGACCCTGTGTTGCAGCCCAAGGAGATGCAACGGAGCCAGAACCCTCAATATACGAGTAAGAAGGAGCAGCCTGCCCCGCCGTGCCCGTCAGCGCAACAGTTTGCCACGCATTCCCAAGGAGCGGAACAACATTTCTTGTGGCTGCGGAAAACGCAGATGCCTTCGAAGAGCCCGAGAGGACCATAAAGCCCGGAGGTCTAGGTGGTCCAAAGACGCCAAACGGAAGGAGGCGGGCATCGATACCATTGATATCGGGATTCATCTCGATACGAACGATTTCAGACCGATTTGAGAACTCGCCATACTCTCTCATGCGAGAATCTTGATAATCCCACTCAACATAACGATCACCAACCTTTCTTGCAACATAATTCTGCGATTGGGGGTTAAGGTTACATTCGGAGAACCTCTCGATGATTACCGGCTTAGCATCAGAATCGTTCGCAGCGCGGACAAGCACTGTAAAAGAGCCGTAGCTATCATAGTTAGTGGTGGAAGACTTGATGTCTTGAATGGAGATTTTATAATTTTCTTGGATATACTCGCCACCGTCTCTTCCGTAGAATCGGAAGAGCTTTGTCATGTTGGTCGCGTCATAAGTAGCACGACCTGCACCGCCGACAGTAAGGATGTCCTGTGAGAAGAACCACCCCGTTCTTGGGTTGATCAGGCTTGTTTTCCTGTCACCCCAATGGTTGGAACCGGCGTTCAGGTGACCCGTCGAACCAGAGTTGATTGCGGCGATGAAGCCATAGGTTGTGCCTGTGTCAGTGCCGAGCTTCTCGAAAAGATAAGAATCATAAGTCTCACCAAGCCAATACTTAGATTCACCCTCTGACATTAAAGACTGATTTGAAATAGTGCTGTTGACCGTCGTAGGGTTCGTGTTGAAGACCTTACGAATATAATTGTCGCTATCGCGGTTAAAGTTAAATTCGGTTTTGAGAAGTGTCTGTGACGTGAAAACCCCAGCCGTAGAACCACTTCCTTTGACTTCGGCTGTGAATGTCATGCTTGAATCCGAAGCGATCACAATTGCCGCGCCAGAAACAGCGATTACTGGATCAACGTTGTTATCTGGAATCGCATTGCCGGACAATACAAGGCTTGAGCCGGAATTACAATACCAAATCGCTGCCAAAGAGCCTGTCATCGTAGCCGTAGTTCTTAAGCCAGTCGCAGAGCCAGACTGAATGACGAAGAGACCATAAGCGCCACCTTCAGCGGCTCTTATGTCAACGTTGTTGTCTCCATCAAATTCGGTCAGCGTGTTCCAGCCAGCTTGTGCGTTGGTTGTACCATCCTGATCAGAATTCTGTTCACCAAGCATACGAACATATGTAACGGGACCTACCTGTGCGTCTAAATAAGCTTGTGCAGCATAAACCGCATAAGTGGGACCAGCGATGTTTCCTTCGCGGAAATAATCACCGCCGCTTCCCCCGGCGA